GTGGTCGGCATGGAACAACGCCACACTGTCGCTCATCGCCGGGTTATCAATCAGGATGCTGAACACCAGATCACCCACCGTCCGCGCCGCTGCACGCCCCATCTTGCGGGGAATGTCGGTAAACGCCGTCAGGTCATCGTTGATGATCGCTTGGCGGGTGATGGAAAACAGCTTGCCGTAAGTGGCCAGCTTGATGCTTTCCGCCCGTTCGCCAATCGTGCCGTGCTTGTATTCACCGCTTTCGGGGATTTCATCCAGCTTTTCAAACACGCCCAGCCCAACGCGGCTATGGGTTTTGAAATCCGTCAGATTGCCGGTGCGTGTGAACATCGTAAAGACTTCCTCCGCTTCCTCATAGCCGCGCAGCATAGCCTTGCGGGAGTTGTTCTCCAGCAGTTTCGGGAAGTCACTGGTGGAATGGGTAAAGGCACGCGCCACCAGCTCGCGCTTATCCATATGCGCGGTACGAATGCCGCGCAGTTCCAGCGATTGCCGCGCCATCTCCAGCAGCGTGTAACCCACCAGTTCCGTAGGCTTAACATCCTTGCCAGCGATACCGGCGCGGTAGGCAATGGCGTCTTCAGCGGCGCGGGAGAATTTCTCCACCTCCGTATCGCCCACTTCAATGCGCTGATTGCTGGCCACTGGTTCCTCGCGCTTGCCGATTGCCTCCAGCAGTAGTTTGCGGGCTTCACCCACATCCACCGCCGGATCATCAAGGCATTGGTCACGCAGGGCGATATGATCGCCGTGCTTATCAAACAGGCTGCGGATTTCCGTGCGGCGGGCTTTCTCCGCATTCAGGGCTTCCTGCCGCACCTGATCGACATTAACAGGTGGTGTTTGGGGCGGCGTTGCGGGAATCGCGTTTTCGGCACGTTCCCCGGTTTCTTTGACTGCTTCGGGCATGGTAGTCTCCTTTTTAGGTTGGGTTGGTTGTGAGGGAAGGCTTTCGGCCTCCAATTTCCTGCCAATGCCAACGGATGCGTCGGCGGGAATATCGACCAGCGAGATTTCCATCGGCGTCCAGCGGACGACACGGTAACGGGCTGGCTGGTTTTCGGGTTCTTCAATGAGTTTGCGCTCATGGATGCGGTAGGCCACCGACACGTTGCGGAGGATTCCGTCGCGCACGTCCTGCCACAGGCCTTCGACTTCAGCGCGTTTGGACAGGCGGATTTCCGCGTAGCCACGGCCATTTTCAATCCAAGCCCGTTCCACCACGCCGATGCGGTTTTCCCGCTCGCTGCGGTCATGGTTATACAGCACCGGCGCGGCGTTATTCAGGCGGGAGAAATCCACTTCCTCCGCTGTATGTCCCAGCACTTCCACCCACGCATCGCCAAATAGCGACTGGCGTGTGACCGGTTCCTCCGAAGAAAAAGAAAGCCGCACGAGGCGGCTTTCAGTGTCCACGATGGAGCGGGAGGTTAAATCAATCGTCCTTGTCAGTATTTCCGGTTGGTTTGTCATCGGATGGTTCCTCCTTTTGGGTTTTGCCGTGCGTGCTGGTGCTGAAGGTGATGCCTGCTTCCGTTTCCTGCTCGCGTTCCTGTTTGATTTGCTTGAATACGTCCTGCGGATTGCCGCCGCGCTCACGCACCACCTGCTACCGCGATTTGAAGCCTGCCGCCACCGCTTTTTCCTCCGCGTTGACTTCACGCTGCGGGTCAATCCACGGCATGATGGGTCCTTGGAAGCTGGCTTTTTTCAGTGAGCGTGGGTTGATGCTGCCTTCAGCAATCGTGATCTGCCCGGACAGCACCGCCATATCCACGAAGCGTTCCCAGATGGGATGCACGCAGCGTTCAATGAAGTAATCGCGCAGCACGCCGTAATGGATGGATTGCTCCACCAGTTCCTGACGCTGGGCGCTATAGGTGCCGTTGTAATCCTTGGCGATGCTGGAAAAGCCGGTGGCCGTTCCCGCCGCCACCGCCCGCAGCTGTGAATTGCGGAATTGCTCCAGCATGGCATTGGGGCGATTGCTATCAATCATCCCGATTTCCTCACCGGGCAGAAGATTGTCAAAAATCATCCCCGGCTGCATTTTCATCAGCCGGTTGCCCGCGCCATCCACCTGCGTGGAACTCATCGGCGCATCCAGATTCTTCCGCACATAGGCGCAGATGCTGGCTGCTACCTTCGCCGCCAGCCGCTCGGAAAGCTCGTAATCCTTAATATCCTCCATGCGCGTCATCACGCTGGCGAAGATGGACACGCCCCGCGTTTGTGCGATGCGGTCAGCGGTTTTCAGATGGATGATTTTCTCCGCCGGATAGCGCTTCACGTCGCGTTTGGTGACAAAATTATGCCGGTCACCCGGATGATCCTTGTAGAGGAAATAGGCACGTGGCTTGCGCCATGCGTTCTTTTCCACCCCGTGGATGATACGTTTGCGTTCGTCATGATAGTCAAAGGGCAGATAATCCGCTTCAATCAGTTCCAGCGAATATGGCACCAGCGTGCCGTGGTCGAGCGCCGCGCCTGTGCCTTCAATGTGTTTTACCAGCACTTCGCCATCGCGGAACCAGCACCGCGCCAGCAAGCGGAGCATCTGGTTCCAGTGCAATTCCCATGTCACTTCCGGGAAGCGAATCCATTCTTCCCATAATTCCACCAGCTGCTCGTTGATTTCCTTGGCTAGTTCGCCACCGGCACGCTTGACCTGCGGCTCAATGGTAATCCCACGCCCAACCACATTATTAACAAGGCAATTCAGCACGCCCCGCGCCAGATCGTGGTTTTCATCCAGATAGCGGGCTTGCAGGCGGAGGGATTCCCCGGCGCGTTCCACCACCGCATCGCCGCTGCCCGGATCGGTTTTGATTTTCCGCAGGCGTGAAGGCTGGGCTGCTTCATAAGCACGCTGGGCATGGAGAATCTTCCGCGCCGTATCGCGGCGCAATGCCGCCTCCGGCGAGAACATCTCAATGGTTCTGTCGAGTAAATTAGTCATCGCTGAAATCCGCCAAGGCTGCTTGCTGGTTGTTTTGAATCACTTGCTGGAAGGCTTGCACGCGCCGCTCCCAATACTGAATCTGCTCGCGGATTTCCCGCGTATTGGCGAGCGTCAGGCTGCGCCCGTTCATGGAATAGCTCTGGCCTTTGGCCACAGCCAAATCCGCCGCAATCCACGCATCCAGCGCCGTTTGCGCCTGTTCAAGAGTGAGTGCCATAGAAGGTTCCTTTAGTTAAAATTCCAGTCATCAAACCCCATCCAGCCATCGCTTGCGGGTGTGGCGGGTTCGGGCTTTTGTTTCGTGATCCGTTCGCGTTCCATCTCCTGCACCAGCGCATCCAGATTCGGGTTGAGGATGTAGAGCGCCGCCAGCGCATAGACCCGGCAATCCAGCGCCTCGTTGCGTTGTCCTTTGGCTAGCACCCAGTGGCGCGTGGGGTGGCCGTTCACGAACTTGGTTTTCACCCGCTCGGACGTCAGTTGCCGGAAGTAGTCTTCCGGGTATTCCGCCGGGAAGTGGCAGTAACCCGCCCCCGGCTGGTGAATCTTCAGCCGTGCATAGATCATCTGCTTGGCCGTATCGGTTCCCAGCGTGAACAGTTTCACGCGCAGCTTGTTGGTACGACTGAACCGGCTGACCAGCGGCCTGCCGATTTGTGACGCGCCTTTAATCGCAAAAACCCGGTCATGCTCGCGGGCTTTGCAGTATTCATAGACTTTCTGCGTGTAGTGGCCGCCGGTGTCGATGCAGGCGCATCCAACCGTTAGGCTCACCCCGTCGCTACGCTGGAAGGGCTGGCGCAACACACGATCCAAATCCTCCCAAAGTTTGGCCTGTGCCGGGTCACCATGCAGCACATGGTATTGCAACGACCAGCTTTCCTGCCCAACACCCCAGCCGACGATTTCCGCCTCCAGCCGGTCATCCTGTACGTCTACCCCGGCGGTAATTACCACCACGCCTACCGGCACGATGCGTCCCCAGTTCTCCTTGCGACTGAGCAGGCCGGTATGATCCACGCCCTCGGTGGCTTCTTTCCATGTCTCACCCAGCGAGGTATTCACCCATACTTTCAGCGTTTCCGGCAGGCGTTTGGCTTTGAAGAAATTCTCCACCATTTCGCCCCAGCGCACCCACGGGCTGTAAAGCTCCGAGATATGAAAGCCCGCCACGCCTGCAAACTCCGCCTGCGCCCGCCATTCGCCCTTGGCCAGCATCCACGGCTTGTCACTGTCTTGCAGCACCGCCGCGCAATGCTCGCATTCATAATGCGCCGCGTCCGGTTTATTGCGGTCAAACTTCACCTGCGCCCAGCGTAGCGTCTGGAACGCGCCGCATTCCGGGCAAGGCACAAAGAACAGCCGCTGGTCGCTTTGCTGAAAGCGGGCTTCTATTTTGCTTTCACCCTCAATCGTCGGCGTGCTGGCCGATACCAGAAGCCGGTTCCAGAAGGTGGTGGTGCGTTTTTGCGCCAGCGAGCCGGGATCACCCTCAGAACCGGCGGAGGTGGGATAGCGGTCTTCCTCATCAAGCAGTACAATCCGGATCGGGCGGCTGGCCAGCGAGGACGGGCTATTAGCGCCCGCCATCGTCAAATGCCCGCCATTGAATTTCTTATGCAGCAGCGTGTTGTCGCTGTTGCGGCTTTTCGGGTCTTTGAACAATTCCGTCAGCGCGTCCGAATCGCGGATCATCGGCGCGAGCCTGTCTTTACTCCAAGCCTCTGCCATCTCCAGCGTCGGCTGGATGAAAAGAATCGGCGATGGGTCTTGGTGAACGAAGTAACCCAAGATGTTATTCAGAATCTCGGTTTTGCCGATCTGCGCGGAGGTCATAAATACCACCTCGCGCACGCCGGGTTCATTCACCGCATCCATCATCCCGCGTTGATACGGTGCGCGGTCAGTCCGCCACCTTCCGGGTTCTGCGCTTGCTTCCGGGCTGAGTTTTCGGTTTTCGTCCGCCCACTGGCTTACGGTCAGTTCCGGCGGCGGCATCCACACCTGCCGGACTTTCTGCATCAGCTTCTGGTAGTGCGTTATCATGGGCGAGTTCACTCAATGCTTCGTAAATCGCCCGTTTCAGGAACCGCTCAATCTCGGTCGGTTCCTTCAGGGCGGCGATCTGGAAGGCGCTTTTGCTCGGTATGGCAAGCAGCCGCATCCGGCAGGCAGAAACTTGCTGCATCCAGTCATGTTCAATGGTTTCAATCGGAATCAGTTGGTTGCGAAGTGCGGCCACTTCGAGTTCGGTTTTATCGGCCTGCGCCTTAATCAGCCGGGCGCGTTCATGGTGCGTGTCACGCGGCGCATCGGGGTTGCCATAGGCGCGATCCTGCAAATAGCGCACATAGTGCTGCACGCAGCGCACCAGATCGTATTTGCCCTTTTCTGCCTTGGGGATGATTCCATCCCGCGCCAGCTGCTGCACCCGGCGTTCGGTCAGGTTCAGGAACCGCGCAATGACTGCTACCTTGTGAAGAATTTGCATGAAGGGTTCCTATCATGACGTGATAATCCAC